GTGCCGATGGAGCACGCGCGCGAGGTCGTGCGCGACGTCCTGCGCCTGCTGCGCGAGGACGCGCGCACCGCCGCTCGGGTCGTGATCCCCGGGATGCTGATCGTCGAGCGCGCCGGGGACGGCGCCCGCAGGCGGCACCGCGTGCGGTTCGTGCTGCTCAAGCGCGACCGCGACGAGCAGAGCATCCGCCGCCTGCGAAATGCCCGCCGCGCCGCGAAGCTCGCTGCCTGAATCGCGCATTCGCCTGGCGCTGCACCCGCGGCAGGGGGCGGCATTCCTGTCGTCGGCGACGGAGATCCTGTACGGCGGCGCGGCCGGGGGCGGAAAGAGCCACCTCATGCGCGCCGCGGCGATCACCTGGTGCACCGAGATCCCGGGCCTGCAGGTCTACCTGTTCCGGCGCATCAGCGAGGACCTCATCAAGAACCACGTCGAGGGGCCGAACGGGCTGCGCGCGATGCTCGCGGACTGGTCGCTCGTCGGGCTCGTGCAGATCGTCGAGGACGAGATACGGTTCTGGAACGGTTCGAAGGTGTACCTGTGCCACTGCAAGGACGAGAAGGACAGGTTCCGATACCTCGGCGCGGAGATGCATGTCCTGCTGATCGACGAGCTCACGACGTTCACCGAGGTCATCTACCGGTTCCTGCGCTCGCGGGTGCGCGCGGTCGGGCTCGCGCTGCCGGAGAAGTATGTCGGGACGTTCCCGCGGATCGTCGCGGGCAGCAACCCGGGCAACGTCGGGCACCACTGGGTCAAGGCCGCGTTCATCGACGGCGTGATGCCGATGGCGATGCGGCGGATGCCGGACGCCGAGGGCGGGATGCTGCGGCAGTTCATCCCGGCGAAGCTCGAGGACAACCCGAGCATGGCCGCGAACGACCCGGACTACCGGATGCGGCTGCGCGGGCTCGGGCACCCGGCGCTGGTCCGGGCGATGGAGGACGGCGACTGGAACGTCATAATCGGCGCGTTCCTGCCGGAGTGGGCAACGGCGCGGCACGTCGTCGAGCCGTTCCTCCCGCCGAAGGACTGGACGATCTTCGCGGCGTTCGACTGGGGATCGGCGCGGCCGTTCTCGGTCGGCTGGTACACGGTAGCGAATGGCGACCCTCTGCCCGACGGGCGCCGGTTCGCGCGCGGGTGCCTCGTCAAGTTCCGCGAGTGGTACGGGATGGAGCCGGGATCGCCGAACGTCGGCCTGCGGCTGCACGCGGAGAAGGTCGGCGAGGGCATCCGCCAGCGCGAGGCGGACCTGGTCGCCGGCGGGCGGAAGGTGTCCTACCGCGCGGCCGACCCGTCGATCTTCCGCGAGGACGGCGGGCCGTCGATCGCGGAGCGGCTGGGGGTGCTGATGCAGCCGGCCGACAACTCGCGCCTCGCGGGCTGGGACCAGGTGCGAGCCCGCCTCGCGGGGGACGACGACGGTAACCCGATGCTGCTGGTTACCGCGAATTGCGTGGACACGATCCGCACGCTGCCGGCGCTGCAGGCGGATACCGTGAAGCTCGACGATGTCGACACCGACGGAGAGGATCACGCCGGGGACGAGGTGCGCTACGCTTGCATGTCGCGACCGTGGGTGCGCGCCGTGGCGAAGCCGAAGCCGGTGAAGGGCCTCGCCGACATGACCTACAACGACTTCCTCGCCGAGCACGATCGGGCTCAGAGCCGCAGGAGACAGCGCATATGAGCGTCCTACAGGTCGGCACGCCGGTCCGCGCGACCGGCAGCCAGATCATCAGCAGCGTGCCGTGCCAGCTGCTCGGCCTGCTGGTCAACGCGACGAGCTCGGGCACCGTGACGCTCTTCGACGCGACGAACGGCAGCGGCACCGCGTTCGCGGCCATCACGCCGGCCCTCAACACGTTCGTCCCGCTGACCGCGGACTGCGCGACGGGGCTCTACTTCACGAAGGGCGGCACGTCGATCGACGTCACCTTCTTCGTCGTGGCCGGGTAGGAGAGCACGCATGAGCGTTCGCAACATCGGCACGCCCGTCCGCATCAGCGCGAGCGGGAAGATCGCCTCCGGGCCCTGCCAGCTGCTGGGCATCCTTGTGAACTCGACGAGCTCGGGCACGATCACGCTCTACGACGCCACGAGCGCGACGGGGTCGGCGTTCGCGGCGATCACGCCGACGGTGAACGTGTTCACGCAGATCCCCGCGGCGTGCGCGACGGGGCTCTACTGCACGGTCGGCGGGACGCTCAACGCGACGTTCTTCGTCGCGGCGGGCTGACATGGGCGACGCGACCGGCGCGGCCTCGGTCGACGGGCTGGAGGAGTTCTCCCGCGACCCGGGCGGCACCTACCAACGCTGGGACTCCGAGCTCCGGCTCGCCGAGAAGGAGTTTGACCGGTTCCGCGAGCGGTGCCGCAAGATCGTCCGCCGCTACCGGAGCGAGAAGGAGGTCGCGGAGAGCGGCGCGAGCGACGCCGAGCAGGGGCTGCAGCTGCTCTGGTCGACGACGCAGACCCAGGTGCCGGCTGTCTACCAGTTCCCGCCGGAGGTCGAAGTCTCGCGGCGGTTCAAGTCGAAGTCGCCGCCGGCGCGCGTCGCCGCGATGGTGCTCGAGCGATACCTGCAGGTCGAGATCGACCGCGATCGGTTCGAGGAGGAGGTGCTCGGCGTCCTGTTGGACCGCCTGCTCTGCGGGATGGGACAGGCGTGGGTCGAGTACGAGCCGGTGCTCGGGAAGGTCGAGCAGCCGGTCGCGGTGATGCAAGGCGAGGGCGGGTTCGTCACGACGTCGGGCGAGCCGTACAACGGGCCGCCGCCGCAGCCGACGCCCGACGGCCAGATGATGGGGACGCAGGCGTTCGACGCGATCGTCGACTGCCGGGCGCCGGCGATCCACCTCGACCTCGAGGACTTCCTCCATTCGCCTGCGCGCACCTGGCGCGAGGTGCGCTGGGTCGCGCGTCGGCACTTCTACACGCGCGACGAGTGCCTGAAGCAGTTCGCCGCGGGACAGAAGATGTTCGGCTGGACGCCGGAGCAGATCCCGCTCACCGCGAAACCGGTGATGGCCGACGAGAAGGACGAGAAGGGCGCGCCGGCCGACATCTTCAAGCGGGCCGAGGTCTGGCAGATCTGGGACGACCGCGCGATCTACTACATCGCGAAGGGGATGCAGGTGCCACTGCAGGTGCAGCGGAGGCCGCTTGTGCTCGCCCAGTCGAAGTGGCCCTGCCCGCGGCCGTTCTACGGGACGATGACGAGCTCGTCGCTGATCCCGGTGCCCGACTTCGTGCAGTGGCAGGATCTCGCGGAGGAAGTCGACGAGCTCACGATTCGCATCCGGTCGCTGACGAGGTCCTTGAAGCTCGTCGGGGCGTACCCGAGCGGGATGGAGGGGTTCGAGAAGATCCTGAACGACTCGGTCGAGTCGGAGCTCGTGCCGGTGGACAACTGGGCGGCGTTTAAGGAGGCCGGCGGGATCGAGGGCGCGATCTCGTGGCTGCCGATCGAGCGCGTATCGGCGGTGCTGGTGCAGCTGCAGCAGCAGCGGCGCGAGCGGATCGACTACATCTACCAGATCAACGGGATCGGTGACATCCTGCGCGGGCAGGGCGACCCGCGGGCGACGGCGACGCAGGAGAAGATCAAAGCGAACTACGGGAGCCTGAGGCTGCAGCAGATGCAGCAGGATCTCGGGCGGTTCATCGAGCGCGTGCTCGAGATCAAGGCAGAGGTGATCTGCGAGAAGGCGCCGCCGAACGTGCTCGCGGAGGTGTCGGCGATCGGCGAGATCCAGGCCGAGCAGCAGGCGATCGGGCCGGCGCTCGCGATGCTGAAGAACTCGCGGATGCGCGACCTGCGTATCGACGTCGACGAGGAGTCGATGGTCGCGATCCGCGACGAGGAGGTGAAGCGCGAGCGGACGGAGTTCCTGCAGGCGGTCACGCCGCTCGTGCAGGCGGTGATGCAGGCGTCGCAGCAGATGCCGGCGCTGCTGGACGTGTCGGGCGAGTTCCTCGGGTTCGCGGTGCGCGGGTTCAAGGCGGGCCGCGACCTCGAGGGCACGATCGACCAGTTCGTGGACTCGGTGCGCGAGCAGGCGGCGCAGGCGCGGGAGGCCGCGAAGAACAACCCGCCGCCGCCGCCGCTCCCGCTGCTGGTCGAGCAGACGAAGGCGCAGAACGCGCAGAACCTCGAGGCGACCCGGCATCAGAACAAGATGACGGAGATTCAGCAGTCGGCGCAGAACGAGTCGGAGAAAGAGCGCGCGCAGGCGATCAGCGAGGCCGCGATCGAGCAGTTCCGGGCGGAGGCGAAGAAGTCGATCGCGGACGCCGAGGCGCAGATGGAGGCGAGGCTCGCGGAGATGCAGCACTCGTTCGACATGGCGCTCGAGCGGTACAAGGCCGAATTGAAGCAGGACGCAGACAGGAGCGCGCAGGCCATGCGCGACGCAGGGATCATGCGCGGGATCACCGCGACCAGGCGGCGGAAGATCATCTACAACGCCGCCGGCGATCCCGACGAGATGATCGAGAGCATCGAGGACGAGGGCGAGCCGCCCGGGGTGCAGTAGTGGCCGTCAACTACCGCACGACGCTCAAGACGACGCGGATGCAGGCGGTCGCCGACGATATCGACAGCGGCCCGGCGGCGGGGACGCTCGAAATCGGCGACGCTGGCTTTGCGAGCGTGCTGGCAACGTTCACTTGTAACGACCCGAGCGGGACGGTTGCGACCGATACGCTGACGTTCTCGGGCCTGACCAAGAGCGCGGTAGCGGCGGCGACCGGGACGGCGGCGGCTGCGCGGTTCAAGAACAGCACCGGGACCGTCATCGTGTCGGGCCTCACGGTCGGCACCGTCGGAACGGACATCATCATCAGCCCGTCAACGTCGATCACCGTCGGGCAGACGGTCCAATGGACGGCCGGAACGATCCAGCACTCAGCGTAAGGGACAACCCATGAGCCTCGCATCAATCTCGGTTCGGACGTCGAACGTCACGATCGCCAACGCCAACTGCGAACTCCGCACGACGGCGGGCGTGAAGTGCCGCGTGCTGGAGCACTCCATGATCCAGCTGACCGGCACCGCGTCCTCGTACGGGCTCGGGCGGCCGGCGGCGCAGGGCGTGACGCCGGGCACGACGAGCACGTTTCAGCGGGACGACTCGGCCGACCCCGCGTGCGTGACGACGGTCAACCTGACCTGGGGCACGTCGCCGACCGCGCCGACGAGCTACCATCGACGAACGAACACGGCGGCGACGGTCGGCGTCGGCATCGTGTGGACGTTCCCCGCGGGCCTCGTCGTTCCGGTGTCGGCGTCGCTGGTGAGCTTCAACATCACCGCGACGGTGGCGCTCGACAGCAACTGGCCGCCGACCGAAAACAGCGCGACCGACTGGATGCCCTTCTCTTCACGCAGCCGGAGGAGCGCCGAACGGCGCGACGATTCCTGGATGTCGGACAGCTCGCTGGCCATGCTGCGTCCCCTGCTCACCAGATCGGCCAGCAGCGACTCGAGGGCCGAACGCCCGAGGTGCAGGCCGGATTCGAGCGCTTTTTCAACACGAACATCGAACCAGCTCTCGATCGAGCGCGTCACGAACT